TCCCAAGTAATCCAGAAAGGTACTGTTGGAAAAACACCATATATTCGTACTATTTATGGTATGTTCAATACCAATGCAACCACTACACTTCCGAACGAACCCCATAAGAACATTTATGGGTTTACTAAAACTTATGTATGGTCTGATTCAAACAAGATCAAAACAACTGCTGCCGAAGAAGCTTTTGCTAGGCTTATTGCACAAGCAGTACCTAAAGATATTGCATTTCTACAATCGTTTGGCGAAAGAGATATTCAGTATGTAAAAAGAAAATCAACTTACTTATTAAGACAAAAAAGGATAAAAAAAATAGTGAATAAAGAATTAAAAAAAACTATGGATTCTGTTGGACTAGATGAAGAGTTTTTAATGACAAATTTATTTGACATAATAATGAATGCAGATAGATATGGTGACAAGAAAGCTGCGATAGAAATGGCTTGTAAATTAAGAGGAATGTTTCCAAAAGAAAAACAAACGGGTGCTCTTTCTATCATGCAAGAAGTTAGAGGTTTTACAAGACAAGAGATAGAACAGTTTCAAAAACCATCATTAGAAATACCAAATCCAGAAAAATCTAAAGATGACAATTGATTGGAGTAAATATGGCGATAGAACCCCTGATGGAGAATTGGCTGATAAAACTATTAAGTTCTGTACTATGTGCAATAGGTGTTATGACACTAGGTATTACAAAGATGTTATTGACCCTAATGAGGTCATATATTATTATGACTTTCCAAGGTATGGAAAAGAGAAGGCGATATGCAAGAATTGCAAGTAGAGGCAAGATTCTATCCAAATTACGAAAATACGATGAGGTGGGCTGGTGTTAACCATAAAATACAAACGAATTGGAAGGAGCATATTCAAGAAAACGAATGCAGGGTGGAGACTAGATTATTCTGCAAGGTCTTTAGGAGAAGCAAAAAGCCTGGTAGATATGCTAAAAAAGATAAATGAAGGAAAAATTACAGCAAAAAGAGAACCTTGATATTTTTAATATAATACCACCTAAGTCTGTTCTAGCAGAAAGAGATCGGGTATTAGAAAAATCATATAAAGATTTAATTTTTTTTGGAAAAGCTTTTCTTCCTAATGATTTTTTAAACAAAAGCATATCACCACGGTTTCATTTTGATATTGGAAGAAAATTAATATCAACTATACCTGGTCAAAGAATTTGTATTATACTGCCAAGAGGCTTTGGTAAAAGCATTTTAGCTAAATCAGCTATTATACACAAGCTTTGTTTTAGTGCTGATGACGAGCAACATTTTTTTGCTTGGGTATCAGAAGAACAAGGGCAATCCATAGATCATGTTAAATATATTCGTTCTCATTTTGAAGAAAATAAAATGATTAAATACTATTTTGGCAATATGGATGGAAGCAGTATGGGTAAGAGATGGACAGAAAAAGATTTAGTTACTACACATGGGGATAGAATTATAGCAAAAGGTACAAGTCAAAGGCTTAGGGGTAGGGCTGAGGTAGATGTTAGATATACAGGTATTATATTAGATGATTTTGAATCAGAGTTAAACACAAAAACACCAGAAAGAAGAGCAGACATTAAAAAATGGGTTGTGTCTACAGTATATCCAGCATTAGAAGAAACCCCTGGAAGAGAAGGTTGGATATGGTTATCAGGCACGATTGTTCATTTTGATAGTTTTTTACAAACTACTTGTGATGGTTACAATAAATCAAAACAAAACAAAACAGGTTACCCTTGGGATGTTACTTTTAAAAGAGCTATAGAAGATGATAAACCTTTATGGAAAGAACAATTTCCATTATCTAAACTAAAACAAAAAAAACAAGAATTTATAGAAGCAGGTCTTGTAAATAAGTTTGCACAAGAATATATGAATGATGCAAGAGATGTAAGCTCTGCAGCTTTTAAAATAGATAGAGTTGGTAATCATAACTTTGATTTTAAAGAAAAAGGTAAGTTTACTTATTTAATTACCAAAGACGAAGCTATACCTGTAAATGTTTATATTGGTGTGGATTTAGCAGCAACAGCCTCAGAAACATCAGATTATCAAGTAATTATGGTTATAGCTATAGATTCAGAAAAAAATAGATATGTATTAGAATATTATAGAAACAGAATACCAACTTTTGATATGCCTATAAAAATAGTAGAAATGGCAAAAAAATACAATCCAGTAAGAAGGGTAACTATTGAAACAGTAGCAGCACAAGAAATGGTAAGGGATATGGTAGAAAGAATATCTTTTACAGAAAGAAAACTATTGCCAGGTATATTTAAAGGTGTAAAGCCACCACATGGTATAAACAAACAAGACAGACTAGAAACTTGTTTAGGTCCAATAGTTAACAGTAAAAAATTATTTATTAGACCTGAAATGGATGAGTTAATTGATGAGTTGTTTGAGCATCCAAAACCTAAAAATGATGACTTGATGGATGGATTATATTATGCAGATTATTTTGCAAAACCCCCAAAAAGCGAAAAAATTGATTTAAGTGTCTTTAACTCAAATAAAAACACAAAAACAAAAACAAAAAAGAAAAATGGTTTTAATTGGTTAACTGGAAGTAGAGGTTAAAGTTAAGGTTTAAATTAACATATAAACCTTTTTAAATTTACACAATAAATTATGCCTAAATTTTCAAGAAAATCTAAAGCAAAACTTGATACCTGTGATGATAGGTTAGTAAAACTATTTGAAAAAGTAGTAAAAAATTTCGACTGTACAGTTATAGAAGGGCATAGAAGCAAAGACAGGCAAAATAAACTTTTTGATGAAGGTAAAAGTAAATTACAATATCCTAATGGAAATCACAATGCCACACCATCAAGGGCTGTGGACATTGCTCCTTATCCAATTGATTGGAATGATAGAGAAAGATTTACTTATTTTGCAGGATATGTTTTAGGTACAGCGTCTCAAATGAATTTAAAAATTAGATGGGGTGGAGATTGGGATATGGACACTCAAGTTAAAGATAATAACTTTGACGATTTACCACATTTTGAATTAAGGAATAAATAAAGATGGCAATGCAAAGAAATACAGATACCGTACCAGCAATGCTCACTCCTGGTGAGTTTGTTGTTAGAAAAGAGGCAGTAGATGAGATTGGTACAGATAAATTGAATTTAGTAAACAATATAGATAGATTAAGTCAGTTATCATCTTTAATGGAATATAGACCTTCAGGATATCAAGAAGGTGGAGAAGTTATGAATTATTATGGTGGTGGTAAGGTAAGAGGATATCAAGACGGAGGAAAAGTTGTTTCTGAAACTTTAGATGTTTTTGGAGATAAATCATCAGCAGCAGATTCTTTAAATGCTCTTATAAGCATAAGGAAAATGCAACCAGAAGAAAAACAAGAACAAGAAAGACAAAGATTAAATAAACTAGGAGAAGAAGGAAATAGACAGATAGGAATGGATGGTATGAGGTTTAGAGGAGGTATTGATGAAGCCCTACCTGATGGAATGACGGAATTAGAGCTTATATCTAGCATGATGGCTAAGAATCGAAATCAAGGTATTATATCAGATTTTCCATATTTACCACTAGATGATGTAATGCACAAATATGATATAAGTGAGTATGAACTTCCTTTCTATCTTGACAGTTTTGAAAGTACATATGGAGACAAGGATGATTTAGATAAAGAACAACAAGGATTTTTAGATAGAGTAATAGAACACAGGTTAACACTTCATAGAGATAAAGTAATGGGAGAAAGACCAATGAGACCAGTTACTAGAGAAAGTCTTGGTGATGCGATTGAAATGGGTTTCCAACAAGGTGGTATGGTTCCTGGAATGATGCCCCCACAAATGCCAGCACAAAGTTTACCTCCAGCAGGTATGATGATGCAAGAAGGTGGTATGGTAGACCAACCAATGCCACAGGGAGAACCTATGGGAATGGATTTACCACCAATGCCAACAGGAGAAAGAGCTTTTCCAGCATCAAGCCCTATGGAACAATTAGGTTTAAAACCTAACGAAATGATGGCATATGAACAATATGGACCAGATACTTTTAGATATATGGCAACAAAATTTAAACCTGAGTCAGAATTTACAATGTATGATTCTGTGGTAAGTAATGGGCTTATAGATCCTTATGAAACTTCAGAGAACGATTTTGCTTCTATGGTAACAGGTGTGTCAAATAACTTAAGAGGTATGAATGGAGTTTGATTCTAGAGCACAAGAGAATCAAGACCTATTCAAAAGATGGCGAGACGCTAGAAAAGAATGGGATACTGAAGCTCGCAAAGATATAGATTTTTATTTAGGTAATCATTTTACAGATGATGAATCTGCTGAATTACAAAGCAGGAATCAAGCAGATGTTCCTATGGATAGGATATCACCTGCTGTAGAAAAATTAAAAGCAACATTAACTTCAAGACCTCCAGTATTTACAATTACACCTAGGGAAGATTCTGATGTAAAAATAGCAAATGTATGGAGAACCATCATGGGTTATATATGGGAAACCTCTATGGGTGATATGCAAATGAAACAAGCAATACATGATTATGCTGTAGCAGGCTTAGGTTATATGTATGTATATGTTGATGGAGAATCAGATTTTGGTAGAGGCGATGTTAAATTTAAAAATATAAATCCTTTCAGGGTTTACACGCCTCCAACTACTAGAGACAGGTTTTTGGTAGACTCTGAAAGTGTAATCTTATCAACAATATTAAATAAAGCACAAGTTTTAAGTTTGTATCCTGAGTTAGGTCCAATAGCAGATCCAATAACAGGAAAACAAACAAAAGGTATTTTAGATAAAATATCTACTATAGCTTACACAGAAGAAGATTATCCAAGTGCACAAAACAAAAATTCTATGTCTACATTTACACCCTCAGATACAGAAAATTTAGATTATAGGGATTTTGCAAGATATCAAATATTAGAAAGATATTATAAAGTAAAGGTAACTTTTTACAGAGTTTTAAATACAGGAACAGGACAAGAATTTATTTTTAATGAACCTGATATGGAAAGGTTTATGGAAGAGCCAGAAAATCAAGATGGTATTAAAAATGGAGTTATCAAAATAATTCAAGTTCCACAGACAAGAATAAAGGTTTGTGCAACTATGGGTGAGGTTGTTTTATATGAATCTGTATTAAATACAGATATTTATCCAATAGTAGCTATGCCAAACATTTGGACAGAAAGTCCATATCCTAAGTCAGATGTATCAAGAGCTAGACCTATGCAAAGGCTATTAAATAAATTATGGTCATTAGCTTTGTCTCATGCACAGGCATCAGCAGGGTTAAAATTATTAGTACCACTTGGTAGCGTAGAAGATTTAAATCAATTAGAAAAAGATTGGGCTAACCCAAATGCAGTCATTGAGGTAGACTCATCTCAGGGAGAACCCCATTTCCCTGCACCTCAACCCCTTTCAGGTGAGTTTTATAGATTGATTCAACAATGTGAATTTTATATTGATTTTATATTTGGGTTACCTGAAATGTTACATGGGTTTGCAGAAAAAGCACCTGAGACTGTAAGAGGTACAGAAAATATGATAGCTTTGGGTCAACAAAGACCTAAATCTAAATTAAGAGATATTGAATTTAGTGTAAATAGACTCGGTAAGGTTTTATATAATTTTTCAAAAGGTCATTATACTTTTCAAAAAATATTTAGACTAGTTCAACCTAATAATGATTTAACAGAAGCTATGGTAAATATTTATGATGACAAAACTCGACCAATAATTGACATAGCAAAAGACAGATATAAATTAGATCAACACGATATAAAGATAGAATCAGGTTCTACATTGCCAACAAGCAAATGGGCAGAACTTGGTGTTTATATGGAATCATATAAGATGGGTCTTATTGATAAAGTAGAAGTGTTAAAGAAAAACCCAGAGATTTTTGACAAGGAGGGAATCTTGAGAAGAACAGATGAGAAACAACAATTATCATCACAAATACAATCCCTTACAGGTCAAGTAAAAAAATTGCAGGGAGACCTGCAAACTGCTCAGAGAGAATCTGTAGCTGACAGGAAGAGAGTGGCTGTTGAAAAAACAAAAGCTAGACTTACTGAAATAGCTGCAAAATCTGAAGCAGATAGAAGAGTGGAATCCAATAGAATGCAAAATAAGGTAAGGCTCGAAGCAGAGAGATTAAGGCGAGAAGCAGAACGCATTAGTCAAGCTCTAAAGGCTTAGAGATATCTTAGGAAGGAGTAAATGAAGTGGAAACCAGAAATGATGGATTAGACATAATAAAAGATACAGTAGCAGCTCAAGGAATAGAAACATCAACTATGGAGCAACAAGAATCAAATATAGAACAACCAGTATCAGAAAATACTGATTGGGAAGCTGAAGCTAAAAAGTTTCAATCTATGCATGACAGAGTTCAAGCAGAGAATGCAAAACTAGCTCAACTAAAACCAATTGGTAATCTCCTAGAGACAAGACCTGATATTACACAAACTATAGAGAAAATGATCGTTGACCCTAATGGTGGTTCAAAAAAACAAGAGACTACAGTAGATGAAAGTGAATTTAATCCTTGGGATGCCTATTTTAAACCCGACTCAACATCTTATAAGTTTCGTAGAAAAAAGGAAGAGGAAGTAGTTTCCGATGCCGTAAAACAAGTACGAAATGAATTTGACGAGAGGGAACAACAGGCACAACAGAGACAATACCTAAATCAAACTGTGAATGATTTAAGAACAAAACATAAAATGAACGATATTGAAATATCAGAATTTTTGGATTGGTCAAATCAACCAAAAGAAGCAGTTGGTATAGGTAATTTAGTGAAGCTATTTAAAGATGTTAAAGGCAACAGAAGCCAAACCCAAAACTCAATTGACGCTGTCAAAGCAAATCAACAATTACCACAATCGGCAGGAGTTCTTCAAGGACAAACCCCGATTGAAAAAAGTGATACTGATTCTGCATTCGAACGGGTATTAGGTGCTTCAGGTGTTGGAAGACTTCCTTTAGCTTCAAAAAAATAAAAACCGAATAGGAGCATATAAATGGCAATTAAAACAGGAACAAAGCTTACAAGCGATATTACTGCGGCTGCCACTAGTGCTGGTATTGGACAAGCCCCTGATAGAAGACGGTTATACGACTTCTCCGACAGGGTTGCAGAGTTAACTCCAGAAGAAACCCCTTTTTTTACATATTTAAGCAATGTAGCAAAAACCCCGACTGATGATCCAGTTTTTAGATACCTAGAAAATAGGTCTAAAATTGATTTTTCAGACAGGTCTTTTTTACTAGCTTCTACTGTAGGAACTGTGGTTGCTGGAACATCTTATAGTTTTACTGTAGATACTGCAGGTGGAGCAAGTGTAGACTTCCTTATTAAAGGTATGGTCTTCGCTGTTGCTACTGTTGACAGTACAGCAGGATATGCACAAGCGTTAGTTCGTGTAGAATCTTCTGTAACAGATGCAGGTAGTACCTCAACTTTTACAGGTAAAGTTATAGATTTTTCAAACTCTAATGTAAGTGGCTGTGATGTGATAACAGATAATGATGTTGCACAAATCATAGGTACTTCATTTGCAGAAGGTTCAGGTGCACCAGATGCATTTTCAAGTGACATTGAAGATGACTATGGCTACACTCAAATCTTTAAAACTGCAGCAGAAATGTCTAATACTGCTATGGCTACTCGTTTCCGTGGATACGGATATGAGTGGGATAGAATTTGGGCTCTAAAACTTCGTGAACATAAAGTAGACATCGAAAGGGCTATGTTGTTTGGACAAAAAGCTCGTGTAGGTGGCATTCAGTATACTGAAGGTGTTGTGGGACACATTGTAAAAAATGCAAACCCAACAGTTGATAATTCAGCCCTCAGTTATACATCTGGAGCCCCTTACTACAGGTCTTCTACTAAAGCAGAATTAACCTACGATAGGTTCTTATCTGATCTCGAAGTTATTTTTGACCCAGCACGAGGTGGATCAGGCGAAAAGTTAGGAATGGCAAGTTTACCAGTTATCACACAATTAAATAAAATTGGTGGTGATGGTTTTCTTGATATTTCTACAGCAAGTACACAAATACAACTTCAGGCACCTTTAAAAGAAATGAATGGTGCATTTGGACATAAAGTAATGATGTTAGACACAATACATGGAAGCATTCAATTCATTAAACAACCATTGTTTAGAGGAGTGGCTTCAGGTATGCTAGCATTAGTGGATATGGGTAATCTCTATTACAGACCATTGGTAGGTAATGGAACAAACCGAGACACACAAATTATGACTGATGTTCAAAGTGCAGACGAAGACCTCAGAAAAGACATTGTCTTGACTGAAGCAGGTCTAGAAGTTGCGTTACCAGAAACACACGCATTATATAATGTGGAGGGTTTATAGTATGGCTAGAGCAAGTGTATTAGAGCAAAGTAGTGGTGATTATGGAAAAGTGTTTGAAACTCTTAACATTAAAAATGTTACTGCAGATACAACATTAACAGCTAGTGACTCTGGAAAAACAATAATTGTTAATCCAGCAGCAGAAACTACAATTACTCTACCAGATGTAGGTTTGGTAGGATGGACTTGTAGAATCATATTAGATGAAGATGAAGCAGGAACAGATGCAGGAATGGACGCTGTCGTAAATGTAGATTTAGGCAGTGGTTCAAACTTAGCTAATGTTGGACAAATTTACGAAATCGCTGGAGGCGCAGGTGATGCTGCAGTTGCCAACGATGATTTCGTAGTTTTTACAGCAGCAGCAAGTCCTGGTGATACCGTTGAAATTTTTGGAAACGGTAAGAGGTGGTTTGTTTATGGTTATGTAAAAGACCTTACAGACGGAGCTTTTTCAACTAATGCTACTACAATAGCATAATCCGAATAAATAAGGATTACACCTTTGGGTAGGTGGGGGATAATCAATAAAAGGTTATCCCCAATAACCCTAAAATTTTAGTAAATTAACTTAAAGAAAAGTTAGGAAAAATAATGAGTATACATAAATATACAAGCATGGAATCTTCAAACTTGCAATTGTTTCAAGCTGGATTTGATGTCGTGGCAGAACATAACAGTAATACACAATCCCCAGAGGAAGGTAATGTTTTTGTAGCATTACAATGTGTTGGTGCAGTTACTCCTGGCACAACAGCTTTTGAAGCACAGTTTGTTCAGATTTCATCAGCCACATCTCAAATAGGTGACGATTTGGGTGCTGTTTTTTTAAGACCAGGTGATATTATATATGGCAGATTTACAGGTGTTGTAAATCATACTAATTCTAATGCAACATTGTTAGGGTATAGAGGACCTTCTTGAAAAAATCAGTAAAAGCACCAAAAGGTTTTCATTGGATGAAATATGGAAAGAATGGATATAAGCTTATGAAGAACCCTACGGGTGGTTCTAAACCACATGTAGGTGCTAGTGCAACTGCTCAGTTTGATATTCAGATGGTACATAAGAAGAAGTAATGGCAACATTCCAAACACAAGTTATGGGAATGACCAATATTACTATATCTAGTACTGGTACAGAACCAACTGAAGCTGAATTAACTCAGTTTTTAACTGATGGGGCAAAAGAAACATTAAATGCTTTACCTTCAAGCATACAAAGAAAGTATGGCACTAGTAATACTTTAAACAATTCTTCAACAACCTTAACACTAGGTTCTAGTAAAGTATTGTCTGTTACAAGATATGATGGTACTATACAACAACCTACAAGACAAGTAGACTCAAGCTTAAGGGGAAGAATATCAGATAGTTCAGAAGTTATTTATGCAACAATTACCGATCCAGCATATTACATACACAATGGTTTGTTATCAGTTTACCCAACACCTACTGCAACAAGAACCTCAACTGTAGAAACTTTAAACTTTCCTAGCGTTGCGTATAGTGATAGTGCTATTGCAAAGTATCCAGATGATGCAGAATATTTAGTTGTATTGTATGCTAGTATTAAATCTTTACAAAGTACTTTATCTGCATATAAAGGCAAAATAGTTCATTCAGATCAAGATGGAACTTTTACATCTTCAAATGTAAGTTCACAAGGCTGGGAAAAAGTAAGATTTTTATTAGAGTCTGAAGAGGATACCGAATTGTCTTCAGCAACTGCTCAATCTTTATCAAGTGAGCTGCAACAGTTTGTTCAAGAGTATAATTTTTATCAAACACAGCAACAAAAATTGCAAGTAGATTATGACAAAGGTATTCAATTATTATTGGATGGTAAATAATGGCAACTTTTACAAATATAAATTTAGGGACAGGGACAAGTAGTGAAGCAACAACATCTTGGACAGATGTAATTCTTACAACATCAACTAGCTTTGCTATAATAGGTTCATTTTGGGCAGATGCAAGTAGTCTGTCAATGGGTGCTGGTTATTGGGAACTTACAATAGCTTTGTGGGAGGAATTAGGATAATGGCTTCAAGAAGTTTAACAGTAAAACAAATTATTAGTAGAGTGAGACAAATTTTTCCAAGCTTACCTGAGCAATATATAATTACATTAATTAATGATGCTTTATTGGAAATAGGTATGTATAGAACTAAAGTAGAATATGCAAAAGCTACTACAGTTGCAGACCAAGTGTGGTATGATTT